ACTAAAGATTGTTTGATGATCAGTTATAATTTTATTAATTGTTGATCCGGATTCTGAACTTGTAATTGTATCTTTACCAAAAAGTAAAATTCTATCGGCGGTGTCTCCAGATGTTGTTATTATACTAACTAAAGCGTCATTTAATTTTTTTTGACTTGTATTTTCATCTATTTCCGATAAAGTTTGGTAGTTGGATGTGGATTCATTCGTATCTTCCCTACCCGGTAAGTCATTTGCAAAAATTAAATCTAATTTTTTTGTAATGTTTTGTTTATTAGCATCTGCGGTCGAAGTTCCACCCGGATTATCGGCAACCTTACCACTAGTTGCATTTTTTAAATTATTTATTACCACAGGATCTTTACTATTATTCAAATAGTTTTGTATCATAGAGAGATCGTCACTATTCAAATTAGGGTATTGTCTAATTAAACTATAAAAATCAATATCCTTAGCGCCAGCAAAAAATGCATTAATATAAGCATCTACATCGGTTTCGTTAACTGATTTAAAATGTTCTCTAATTAATAAGTTTAATATACTTGGGTGATCGACAACTATCTTAAATGATAACTGTCCACTTCTTTCTGTATTTTGATATGTATAAATTGGTTCGGGTCTACCTAAAAAAGTATTGGGCTCCCATTTTGCACTATTTTGTTCACTTACTTTTAAGTCATATGGTGGAAACCACATTACACGACCACCATTTGGTCCTCTTTCAGAATATGGTAAATCGTTGACTGTAAATCCGGGTGTTGTTGATGCACCCCATGCTAGATTTTCAATTGATAACATGTACTTTTTAGCATAAAATCCTTTACCGTTTGGATTTGGTAGGATGTTGCTAGATCCAGGAAACTTGTCGCTACTTGTACCATCTGACATTGGAGCAATATTAAGGTTCCATGTATTCGTCATTACGCTACCGTCAAATTTTCTAATACCCGTTCTTCTAAATGGTGTTTCCCCACCTTGATAATATGGTTTTTTTGTTGTTTCTTTATATAACGGCATGGTATTACCGTATGTTAAATAAGGTCTATCTTTTGTCCATACTCTTGCATATTCAACACCAATGTCTTTTCCTGAATTGTCAATATAACGAACACCAGACCCTCTTGAAATTAAAGTGTCTCCATCTTTAAAATACTTACTTGTTTGATCTAAAATATGACCTATGTGTGCTAACGCGTCCCCGCCATTTTGTGGTTTAGTATCTAATATTTGTTGCGTTATGTCTAATATTGAGTCCGTTCTAAACTTAAAATCCGTAGATTTTGTTTTTTGTAAATTGGTAAGATTAGCTGCGCTTGTTTTGTTTCTACTTATCCATGTTAAATTGCCACCAATTGGTCCATTTTCAATTACATTTTTAGTGCTGTGAAATAACTCCGCAGAGATTGGATCAAACATACGTGTTAAATAAAAACTACTTCTAACAGGTCTACCGCTAAACAAATCTTTTGTTGCTTGTTTTACATCATTTTCTCTATCATCACCAATATATGCACCTTGATTTGGCGCCTCCATACCAAAGAGTGATTTAAATCCTTGTGCAACTTGACTTGGAAACTTTCCCAAAGTTGTTGATGCTTGTGATCTTGCTGATGTAGTATAATTTGGTGCATATTTTGAAAAAGATAATAAATCGAATAATCTATTTTTAGTAGAACTACCCATATGTTCGATTAAAATATCCGATGGTTTTCTTGATGGGAGTGGTCTTCTCTGAATACCCACTATTGACCCTAAAACACCTGTTAAATCCTGCCAAGCCTTTGTTCCTGACGAAACATCCGTCGGTCTAACATTAATCGGATTACGGGGATTTGTTAAGTAATCTCCCGGTATCGTACTAAATGGTAATTGAGTTCCTGCAACAGTCTGTAAAAAATCTATTCCTTGTCCAAGTAAACTATTTGAAACCGTAATTTTAGGGTTCCCAGCAATGAGGGGTTCCTTACCCCTAAGGATATTAATCAATGTGGTTGTGTTACCACCTAAGGCCTCACCAATTCTATTTCTCTCGTTTATGGTGGTATTAAGATTTTGATTAATTCTTGCTAAAACAGGACCTTGTGGGTTTGTTCTAATATTGTTTGCTGCAAATTTGAAAAGTTCCGATTCTGTATCATAATTCCTTGTTGTCATTATACCAAGTAAATTATTTTCGGTGGCCACAAAATATGGATATAAGCTTAAATTTGCTCTTCTTGGTAAATCTTGAAGTGATTCTCTTACAAGATATTCGGCTGGTTTAAATATATTAGATTTTTTTGGAATTGATAGATCCTTTGATCTACTATCATCCACATTTGGTAACAATAAGTTTTCACTATCTCTTAGATTTTGAACACTATAGTTTGTACTTGTGAAAGTTTTTGGGGACGGACTTCTTCCGTAAACAGGATCTAATGTCCTTTTTAACATTTTATCCCTAAAATCTTTAGTCGTGTTAAAATCTAATGGCATCTTATTCTTTTATCTATAAATAGATAATATATGGTTTTTTAATTGTAATGTTAAGACATGTTAGACATATTGATCATAGGGGTTAAAAAACCTTTTTCCGTTTGTTGTATTGTTAGAGTGTTTTCTAGACCAACATGAGTTACTTTAAGATTAGCGTTGAACATAAAAGCATTATCGTTGTTTTTGGCTTTTTGTCTTTCTTTTCTTCTTTCGTTTTCTTCTTCTAATTTTTGTTGATCTTTTGATTTTGGAGTACTATTTGATTTAAAAAATTCATCTTTTATTCCGTCTAAAACTTGTTGTGCCGAACGTAGTATTCCGTCTGCTTCACCTGAAATATTTTTTAGTACGTCTAGTACTGGTTTTACGGTTGCAGCAACTCTACCTGGGTCCTTAGATAATGCTAAACCACTATCCGCAAAGTCTTTCATTTGTTTTAAAATCGGTCCTAATAAAGGTACTATTTTATCACTACCATCTAATAACTCTCCTTCCTTACCAAAAGCTTGTTTTTTACCTGATATCGCCATTGATTTAATAAACGCTTCCATGTTGTTAGCCATTCTTTTAGTTTCACTTAACATTTCTCCGGCCATTTGTTCGGCGGTTTTCTGCTCTAATTTTTCTTTTTGTTCTTTTAATAAATTTATTTGTTCACTAGTTAATTCACTCAATTTTATTTCATTTTTACCCAGTTCCTTACCTATAGTATCTTCTAACGATTTTGGTATTACGATTTGCATTTCACCATCTTTCATTTGTGATAAATTGGTAAGAAATTCTCTATCTTTTTCGTCAATATCAAAACCCTTTGCTAATAATGCATCATTGGCTATAATTCTTTCTTGCGCTGCAATCGCCCCTTTAGCAAATTCACTATATGATACGCCTAACTGAGCTGCCATTTCTTTTGCTCTTCTTAAATTAGCTCCCTTTATCTCAAATCTTCCTTGTTCTTCATTATATACTGCTAACGAACTTGCCGCACCGTGTATTGCATCCTGTAATCCTTCAACATCATTGGTTGCCATATACATCAATTTAAGCGGATCATTTAAGTCACCTATTGCACCACCTAACATCTGCATATTGGCTGTTAACTCAATTGCAGATTCTGGATTCATAACCTTTTCAGCAACTTTGAATGTTTCCGCCATATTCATTCTAAACTCAGCGGACTTTTGTACCATTCTGTTTAACCCCTCAATACCATTTTTAAACCCATATTCATTTAATTTCTCAATATTTGTTTTTAAATCTTGTGTTGTTTTTTTAGAATTTAAACCAAGCGATGCGGATTCTAAACCAGCACGGTTAATTTTGTCTAACGTATCCGCAGCGCCATAACCAACTTTTTCAAACTCAGCAAATGCTTCGGCTAACTGTGTTAGTGTCATACCAAATGCCCTTGAGGTTGTAAAACTTTGGTCTAATGTATTTGAAGAAATAAGACTAAACTTACTCGTTTTATCTGATAATGTAGTCATCATATCGGTAATATTACCGATGTCATATCCTAATTGTGTAGCTGCTGGTATTGATTGAATTAATGTATCTCTAAAATCTTTTGATAATTGACCGGTTAAACCTAGGCCTTCATTAATTTCTGTGTGTAAATTTGATTCGACCGTTAATTGCTTTAAAATTTCGTCGTTCATTTTTTTAGCAAAAGTCAAAGGAGTTGCGAAATCTATAAGTTGTATACCAGATTTATATTGGCTGGCTATATCTGAAATCTTTGATGTTCCTTCGCCAGCTTTAGCAACATCCATTGGATTTACAATTGAGCCTTGCGTTGTATTTGATGATTGTTGTTGAGGTGTGGATGGGTTTCTACCATTCCAGTGCGCAGATATTTCTCGGGGATTATATCCTGCCTGTCTAGCTGCTGTTTCAAATGCAGTTTTACTATTTCTATTTTGATCATAAATCGTATCTAGTGGTATTCTGTCTGCCATATCTATAAATACAATTATTTAGTATTTTCTAATTCTATTATGTAATTAACATAATATTTCCTTAAATAGACTGGCATGGTTAAAACATCACCATATGTGAATCCTTTTTTAACCATAAATAAAATTTCATCTAATTGAAGTTTTTTATAATCCGTAGAAAGGGCGAAAAAATTCTACCCCAAATCCAATATTAACTTGGATTGTATCTCCTGATGGGGTTGTTACTTCTTGGGTTAAATCTAACCCTGGTTTATTATCTAAAACAAATTTTCTAAACTCTTGTGAATCTTTAATTGGCATAGTCTCAATAAAACTTCTAATTTTTAACGCATCTCTAACACCGTTAAATGATTTTATCATCATTTCAAGTTGTTTTGTTACTATCGGCGCAACACCATTTCCATTCCAATTATCCTTTATTTTTTCAATTTCATCCTCTTGTTTTCTAGTTAGAAACTTAAATGTAATATCGACCTTACTCCTCTCTAAATAATAACTATATTCCCCCTCTGAATTTTCAGATAAATTGAAGTCTTTTATCTTGAGGGTTTCTAAATTGATTATTGTATTAAATTCTTTATTAGTTTTTAAATCGTATGTTGTTAGTGTATATTCAGAACCAAATGCGGTGTTTCTTAAAAATATTAAAATTGCTTGTCTATCTTCTTCAACAATTTCATCAATTGAAAAATCTCTATCTAAAATTTTTCTTTTGAGTAGTTCCACTATAACAGTATTTGTATTTAAGAAACTAGGTGATGATAAAATATTTTCATCTGCCGCAGTTAGATATGCAACTCTAACAGATTTTCTTTTATTTGAGTAATGAATACCTCTACTAGGTAATTCTACAACATCATATGCAATTGTTGGGTCAATTCTTAATTCTTCCATAATACCTTAATTTACCTAATAACTAGTTCAAAGTAAAGTTTTTAAAAAAGAAAAACCGATAATCTTGTGAACTATCGGTTTTAACATATGAAAAACTATAATATTAATAGATTAATATACATTTATCCATTCTTAATGAACATGTAATGTTCGCTAAATCATCTCTGTTATAATCTAATTCACCAAAGTTTAAATCAGTTAAAAAACAGTTCTCTAATAACCATTTTTCAACCACAACTCCAGTTGGATCTAACATCTCCAATTCGATATCTTTTTTGTAACCAGCCGCATAACCCATACGACCTGTAACCGATTCAGCATGTAAACGGAACCATTCCATAAGTGCTTGTGATGCTGATGGACCGATTGGATCTCTAAAAGTCATTTTAATTTCATTCCACTCAAATCTACCAGCAACATAAGTTGATGTGTTTAAGAAAGGAATAGCCACTGAATTGATTTTAGCACTTGGTCTTGATGCAGCAGATACATACCATTCGTTTATACCCAAAGATGAGTTGAATCTTACGATAAATCGGTTGACCCTTTTCGGTTCGTAAGGAGTCGGCATTTTCATTAATAAATCGGCCATATTGTGTGTTTGTTAAGTTTTGTTAATTATTTACTTTCTTATAAATATATCCAAAAGAGAAATAATTTTATTTTAGATTAATTATACCCAAAAGGTTGACAATGTCAATTTTTTTCCGTAGTTTTTTACATAACCATTATTCAATATTAATTAATATATATTATTTACTTAAAATAAATTACAATTAATACTACTAATATAAATATTAAATACTGGTAAAACTAGCGGTACTATTTTATATGTAGTATAATTATTTTTTCTTTATATTAATGTTCCACGTGGAGAATTATAGATATTTATCCCATCTATTTTTAATATCATTTTCACAAATTTCTTTCAATAATAATAATGACAGGTTATTTGGGCTTTTTATTAATCTTTTTTCTATTACTTTTAATGAGAAATGCGTACTACCACTTTTTAATCTGTTGTCGTTATTTAGCATTGGTATTATATTCATATAATTAAAACAAATATTTATATCCTCTTGAATATCAAAATTAAAGAAATGCCCTGGTACTATATGATCTAATTGCCAAATTAGACCATAATTTTCGCTACTCATTTCACCAACAAAATGATCCTCAACCCATATTTTAAAGTCATCTTTATTAATTCCAATTATTTTACTTAATTGTTTACATGGGAGGTTACTACTATAATATCTATTTAGTTGTTGTTGTAATTGTTTCTTATTTGACATACTTATTATTTTGTGCAATATAGCACATTTTTTAATTTTATTAAAAAAAAGGAGGTCATTCGACCCCCTTCTTATTTTATATCTCCTTTTAGATTAGATATTTTCGAATGATGCTCCTGTTGGAGTAATGATGAACTCTACATCGATAAATTCAAGAGAACGAGTTGGTTTAATATAAATCTTACCTCTCATAGTGTTTG